GTAGCGCTTCCACTGGCCGACGGCTGGGCGTTTCTCGGCGCGGCGGGCCGGCAGCACGCACAGGCCGGCCTGCAGATATTGTCTGGCAAGATCATCCACGCGAGCGGTTCCCTCTTACGAGCAACCCGTGGTTGTGCCGCACCCCAGGCACACGTAGCAGGTGCCGGCGCGCACGGTCGCGCCGCTGCACTGGCCGCAGCGCGGCCCTTGCGAGGGCGGCTGCGGCGGTCGAGGCGTGGTCGTGGTGGCTGGCTTGGTCGGCGCTGTGGGCGCAGGCGCTGGGTTGGTCTTCTGGTGCATGGTGTTCCTCGTGCTCAAAATGGGATGTCGTCGTCGACCGGCACGTACTCCGGCTCCTCCTGCGGCGCGTCAGGCACGGGCAGTTCCCCCAGTTCGCCGGGATCGGGCTTGGGGCCGAGTTCGCACTTGACGATCCGGTCGTACTTCTCGCCGGTGACGCTGCGGACGGTGATCGAGAGCGCCGAGGCCAGCGCCCCGGCCTCGGCCAGGGCAACCGCATCGTCGACGTTCTCCGGCACCGGCAGGTGCGACCGCAGCTTCCACCACGCCTCCGCCTTGCCCCGGGCGTACCCGGTGTGCTCGATGCACACCCACTCGCTGCGGTAGTCGTTGAAGCCGACGCGGTAGTCGACCCGCATGGTCCGCGGGTGCCCCTCGGGCGCGTCGCGCTTCACATGGACGCTGTAGCCGACCTCGCTGACGGTGTGCTGCGTCTCGGAGATCTCGCCGGAGAGAATCCCGGCCGTGGATGCTTCCTGTTCATGCTGGCCGCGTTTGGGCAGCGGGAACTCGTAGCCGCACTCCGGGCAGAGGCTATAGGCGGCGTGGATCACCGCCTGGCACTGCGGGCACTCCTTGGCGGGCGCTTCGCCGTTGCCGGCGCTGCGGTCCTTGATCTCCAGGGCGTCGACGGGGCCGTGGCGGAGGATGTTGCCGCCGAAATCCAGGACCAGGCAGTTGTCCTTCGAGGGGTCCAGGCGGAATCCCCGACCCACCATCTGGTAGTAGAGGCCTGGCGAGTTGGTCGGCCGCAGCAGCGCCACGCAGTCGATGTTGGGCGCGTCAAAGCCGGTGGTCAGGACGTTGACGTTGACCAGGTACTTGAGCTGCCCGTCCTTGAACTTCTTGAGGAATTCGGCGCGCTCGAACGGCAGCGTGTCGCCGCAGACAAACCCGCAGGCCTGGCCCATCTCGCCCAGCACCTTCTGCACGTGCAGGGCATGCTGCACGCCGGCAGCGAAGATCAGCACCGAGTGGCGGTCGGCGGTCTGGTCGAGGATCTCCCGGCAAGCCGAGCGCACCAGGGAGTCGTCGTCCATCAAGGCCTCGACCTCACCGGCGATGAACTCGCCGCCCCGGAGGTGCAGGTTGGTCGTGTCGACTTTGCGTTTGCCCGCCTTGGTCTTCAGCGGGCACAGATACCCCTGCACGATCAGCTCGCGCACGCCGACTTCGTAGCAGACGTGGTTGAGCAGGTTCTCGGGGCCGCAGATCAGACCCGTCGACATGCGGTACGGCGTGGCGGTCAGGCCCACCAGGCGGACGTTGGGATTCACCACGCGGGCGTCGGCCAGGAAGGTGCGATACATCCCCTCGCCATCGGGCGGGAGCATGTGCGCTTCGTCGATGAGGATCAGATCGAAGCGATCCAGTTCGGCGGCGCGGCGAAAGACGCTCTGGATGCCGGCCACGATAATGGGGTGCTCGGTGTCGCGGCTCTTGAGGCCCGCCGAGTAGACCCCGATGCGGTTCCACAGGTCCGGAGCCATCGCGTGGAGCTTGTCGGCGGCCTGCTCCAGCAACTCCTTCACGTGCGCCAGGATCAGCACCCGCCCGTTCCACTGCTGCACCGCATCCCGGCAGATCGTCGCCATCACCGGCGTCTTGCCCCCGGCCGTGGGGATCACCACGCAAGGATGATCATCCCGCCGGCGCAGGTGGTCGTAGACGGCGGCGACCGCCTCGGCCTGGTACGGCCGTAACGTGATCGCGCCAGAAGTCGGGGTGGACACGGTCATGATGGTCAGTTGTTCTCCGGCGAAAACGCCGCCCCGCAGAGCGGGCAGCGCGACAGCGGGAGCTCGTTCAGCTCGACTTCCAGCCGAGGCGGTACGGCCAGATCCCGGCGGCGGGTAACCAAGAGGTCGATCTGGCTGTCGTCTTCGTAGACGCCCGCGTGCTGGAGCGCGTCGAGCACGGGCTTTTGGATGTTGTCCAGGTCGCGCCGGCGGCGGTCGGGGGGAAACGCGTCCATCGCCAGAGCGATGCGACCGCCGGAAGGCGGCTTACGCGGTCCGTTGCCCCGGCCCCCGGCCAGGAGGGCACAGACATTCGTGCGGAACGTCCGGCCCTCCCGGCTGATCACGGTGCGACCCCGGAAGTGTCGCCAGTAATGATTCACCGACGGCGGATAGGGCAACGTGATCACCACCGCACCTCCCGCTTGGCCCACTCGGTGTTGGCGACCTTCATGACCAGGCTGCCGATGATCACCATCGCGAGCATGATCGGGCCGTACAGGAGGCAGAAGAACGCCCAGAAGATGCGGTCGGCCTGGGTCCACTTGCCGAAGGAGCCGCGATAGTCACGGCGCACCACGATGTAGGAGATCGGGGCGGAGATCGCCCAGAGAATCAGCCAGAAGACAAGAGAAGTCATGGCACTGCCTTTCGTGTTGGAGGTCGGAAAAGAACGGTCCGTCGGGCTCGTGCGATCAGCGCTTCCACGGCGGGGTGTTGCTCGTCACCGGGGCCTGCTGCGGCTGGCCCACGGTCGGCGCGGCCGCCTTGGGCTCGAAGCCCTTGATCTCATTGGTGAGCTCCCCGGTGTCCTCGCGTTTCTTGAGTTTGACCGTGATGAGCAGCGGCAGGTTGTGCAACTCGACGCTGTCGCGCGGCTGCATGACGCCCACCGCGTGGCAGATGGCCGAGAGTTCGCTGCGGGCGATCTTCACCGCCGTGGCGTTGGGATTGTTGAGATTGAGCCGCGCCCAGACGACCCGGTTCTTGTACTCGCCGTCCAGGATCGTGAAGGTGAGTTGCAGGTAGCTGCCGCCGCCGGACTTGGTCGGCTTCATCTCCGACTCGGTGATGGCGGCCAGGTACTTGCCTGCGGGCAGGGGCTCGAAGCTCGTGGTCGGTTCGACTTCGTTCGCGTTGAAAGTGCCAAGATTTGCCATAGCTCAGTTCTCCTTGCTGGGGTTGTTGGTCTGGTCAGCGCCCACCAGGCGCAGATTGGGCTTGGCGGGTTCCGGGTTCTGGGTCAGGGCCTGCATGAGCGCGGGCCACGAGAGTGGCAGTTCCGCCGGCAGGCTGTAACGGTTCTTGGCCACGCAGGCCGGGCTGCCGACGGTGCGGAGGACGCGTTCGCCTCCATCCCGGCCCAGGCCGGCGGCGATGGTCCGGTCGCGGCCGAAGCCGCCGTCCTCGGTCTTGGTGATGATCTTCCGCGTGGCAAACAGCACCGCGTCCGACCATTCGGTGAGTAGCGCCGTAACGTGCTTGTGGAGGCGCGGCGAGTAGCGGTCGTAGGCGGCGTGCTCGGGGTCCTCGAACTTCTCGACCTTGGCGTGGGCCAGGAGGATCACGCACATGCCGCGCTGGGTACGGAGGGTGTTGAGGTCGGCCAGGAGCTTACGCCAGTGGGTGAGGGCGTGGGTGTAGCCCCGGGCGTAGCCGCCGTCGACCTTCTCGATGCTGGTCACGCCGTACTGCTCGCACAGCACGTCCCACACCAAGCGCTCCAGCCAGTCGGCCGAATCGATGACGACCGTCTCGAAGGTGTGCTCCTCCTGGATCAGCGTCCGCAGCGCCGCTTCGACATCGGCGATGTTTCTGGCCAGCGGGAAGCTGGCGCAGTCGATCTGGTCGAGGCCGTCTTCGGTGGGGATGAAGATCGGCGTGGGCGCGCCGGCGGCGGTGGTGGATTTGCCGATGCCCTCGGTGCCGTAGATGAGCAGGCGCGGCGGGGAGTGCCTGCGTCCGCGATGGATGTTCGCAATCGCCATGAACGATCTCCTTGGTTTCAGTTGAGGTATTCGGGCATCAGCCAGGTCATGGCCATGCGGCCGCTGACGGTGCAGGGACGGGACGGGCCGTTGCGCACTTGCCCGTCGGCGCGGAGTTCCGGCAGACGCTTGTGCGCCTTGATCCCGATCCGCGCCTCGATCTCGCGGGCCGTCAGGCCGGGGTGGTGCCGGACGACCGCCAGGCACATCTCACGCTGGTGGTGCGCCAGGCCGCAGGCCTGCATGTGCCGCCCGGCCAGTGCCGAGGTGGGCGGATCGCAGTTGCGATGGTTGCAGTGATGCTTGCAGTGCATGTTCGTTGCTCCGTAAAGCAGGTGGATCTGTCGTTGACACATCCCGTCGCGCTG